TAGATAAGAAAATTGATGAGGCCCGTGTTAAATTAGAAGAGACTACTTTAGAGGTTATACGTAATGTTAACCCTCAAACTATGGAAGTAAAGTTTGTTTCTAATGAAAGCATAATTACAAAGATAGCAGAACAGATAGATTCTTTAATGACTTTAAAATTAAAGATGAAACAAACAGCAATGAAAATACAAAACACTTCTCGTGTTAAAGGTGACAAAGGTTCATCATTAATTGAAAGAGGTGTATTTGCTAATTTAGCTAAAGCTGATGAGTAAAATAGTAACTAAAAAACATAAAGAAAAAGCAAGAACTGCAAGGCATCCAGAGACCTTACAGATAAAAAATAATTATGACCGTTTTGGTTTAGATTTTTTTAGAAAGGAAAGTTCTGGTAGAATATTCAATTATAATTTCGATGTTACTGATACTGATGAAAAGTTAGTTGGAATATTCACAGGAAAAGAAGATATAAAATTAACTAACTATTTAGTTTATAGACCATTACCAAAAGAATTGTTAGCTTGGAGAAATCCACCTAATGTTCATGGCGATAGTATTGATATGGAAGATTTTTATACTTCTATTATAAAGCATTGTATAAACGGTGTATGGGTAGATGGAGAGTATTATAATCCACTATTTATGTACTTCTTAAATATATTTGTATTTCCAGTATATAAGTTAGATGAAGACGGTCAGCCATTAGGTGAGTTTGAATTAAGTCATCCATTTTACTGTAATATAGATAGATATATTTTTGATGTAACATGGAAAGCATATTTAAATTTTCATGATGTATCTATGATGGGAGGTCGTGGTATTGGTAAATCTTTTATTATTGACGCTATCATAGATCGTGCTTATAGATTATTTCCTAATTCACATTGTATTGTTTCCTCTACAAATGAAGAAATGACTAATGAAGCTTGGAGAAAAGTTGATGAGTGTATGGAAGCTGTAGAAAAACTTCATAGAACTCTAAAACATAAAAGAATAGATGGTGGAGATAGTGATTCATTAATTCAAAGTGGTGAAACAATTATTTTATCAGATGGTACTTCAGAATCAAGAGGTTATCTTTCTAAAATAGAAAAAGTATTATACGGTATTCGTCCAGGTAAAACTCGTGGTAAACGTCCTGACTGGCAACATATAGAAGAGTTTGCGGCCTTTCCTCCATCACATCAAAAGGGATCTTTAAAAAGATGTATAGCTGAATCTCGTGGTTCATGGTGGGTAGGTGGATCTGTAAAAAAGTGTACAGTATTATATACAGGTACAGGTGGGTCAGTAGAGAATGATGAAGCAGAAGATATATTTTTGAATCCTACAGCTTATACAATTGAGCCTACTTATGATTGGGATAAAACTTGTGGTATATTCATACCAACACATTTAAAGCGTTCAGGTACTTGGGAAGAAACAGGTTGCCCAGATATACAAACTGCAAGTGATGAGGTAGATGTTGAAAGACAAGCTGCTATGAGTGACCCTGAGGGTTATACTTCTTTGATACAAGAGTTCCCAAAAACTTTGAAGGAAGTATTTATGCGAAGAGGTTCTAATATATTCAATCAGAATAAGTTAGCAGAACAACGTGTAAGATTATCAGGTACAACAGCTGATTTAATAGCTGAAGGTATTCCTATCCCTGAAAGAGGTTTCTTGGATTGGGTTAAAGAAGAAGGTACACATAAAATATTAGGCGTTAAATGGAATCCTAGTAACATGGGTGACTTTTGGATTTTAGAACACCCACACTGGGTCACAACTTTAAATGAAAATGAAAGAGGTGTAAAATTAAAAGATTTATACGTTGCAGGTTGTGATAGTATTGACCAAGGTAATAAAGATTCTGCTCATGCTACAGATAGTAAGAAAGGTTCTGAATTAGCTATACTTATTAAAAAGCGTATCTTAGATGGTAATTACTTTTCAGGTACTTCAAATAGATATGTAGCTAAATACAAAAAGCGTTCTGATGATGTACGTGATGACCATGACAATGCTTTAAAGTTAGCTATTTATTATAATTCACCTGTGAATATAGAGTATACTAAAATTGGTATTGTATCACATTTCAGAGCAAGAGGATATTATGATTTATTAATGAAACGACCAACTATTGCTAGAGGCGATGCTGATCCAAATAAAATTTCGAATCTGATTGGTACTCAAGCTTCTACACCTATGATTGATCATATGGATAACAAGACTAAAGAATACATTGATGATAACTATGATCAAATGTTCTTTACAGACCAATTAGAACAATGTCAAAATTACAACCGTGAAGACAGAACAAAGTTTGATATGGTCATAGCTATGGGATTATGTGAGCTAGCTGATGAAGATAAATTAGGTTCTCTTGTAAAGACAAAAGTGAGAGAAGAAGACGGGTTACAAGATTTCGGATATTACACAGGTGAAGATGGTTATAGAAAATGGGGTGTTATACCAAAGAAAAATTCTAATGGTGATACTAAAGAAGGTATGCTTAAAAGAGAACAAGAAGCTGCTTTAAAACGTTCAAGACAAGAATTTGACGAAAGTGGTGGAGTGAGGTGGATTGATCCAAATAGCAGATTATACGGTTTAGATTAAATATTATCTTGATGATTCAAACTAATTTTCTTATTATTAACTACAATAAGAAAAATAAGATATATGAAAAAAATTCAATCGAGTGAAATTAAACCTGTAGGTGTTAATTTATCAGTAGAAATAAAAATTACAGATAAAGAAATTAATGGCGTTAAGACAGGTAAGAAGTTAGCAAGTAAAGTTCAAACAGAACAATACATGGGTAAGGTTCTAGCAATGGGTAAAAATGTAAAAGATAAAAACCAATGCCCAGAATTAGAAGTAGGAGACTATATTATTTTTGACCAATTTGCAGGTGCTGTAGCTAATACAGAAGACTGCTACACAAAAGTAATAGATGGATATAATGTAATTGCAATTTCAAAAGAAGAAGATATGAATAAAGATACGATAAAACCAGCTAACGATAGAATCCTGGTAGAAATATTAAACGAGAACTTTTCAGCTAATGGTGTAGAATACGAAAATAGTATTGATCCAAGAGATAAAGTTACTCAAAAAGGTTTAGTTTTAAAATGTGGAATTAATGCTGAAGATGTTGCTGAAGGAGAAATAGTTTTCTTCGAACCATATGCAGGCAACTTAATTATTAATGAAACTGATTTGAAATTAAAAACATTAAATTATAGAGATATTTTATATAAAATATAATGATCGACTTCCAATCAAATCTCAACATTGAGGATATCCATGTATCAGAAAAGGATAAAAACAATATTGACTACATAAAAAAGAAAACAGATTTTCTTATTGCTAGCTTAGTAAAAGAGGATTTAAATATTCGTAAATGTAGAGATTTGTATGACGGAAAACGTGACCCAAAAGAATACGAATACTTACAAAGTGTTTATGGTCTAGAGACTCCTATGTCTTTAAAAATGACACCGTTAATTAAGACTCGTATTGATGTGTTAATAGGTCTTTTATTAGATGAAACTTTTAAATATCAGGTATCAGTAAGTGATGTGGATACTTTAGATAAAGTTTCTCAAGAAAAGATGAAGGCTGGCTATCAAGCTGTTATAGCACAATTCCAGTTACAGAATGAAGCACATCAACAACAATTAAAAAATGGTCAACCTGCTACTAATGATTTATTAACTGCAAAAATATTAGCAGATATAAAGAAAAGGATAGACAAATCATTTGTATCAGAGTTTGAAAAAGTAGCACAACACTTGATTACATTTTTTGAACGTGATAAAACAATAGAGTTACGTCAAAAATTAAAACAATTATTCTTAGATTTACTTGTAACAGGTAAATGTAATTACAGAACATACGTAAGAACAATAGGAGAAGATCCGGTTTTAGAAGTATGTAAACCAGAGAATGTATTTTTTAATAAGAATACAAATTATCAATTTTTGTCATCAGGTAATAAACCTAACGTTACAGCAGTAGTTCACAGACATTATATGACTCGTGGACAAGTACTTACAGAATGGGGGCATGTTATGACAGATGATGATAAGAAAAAATTATTTGGGCGTGGCTACACAAGTTCAGGAGGAAGTAATA